CGTCTTGAATGTTGTATTTGTAGAACAACATTGGATTATCTTGCAACTCTTCAATTAGTTTTGCACGTGTTAGTATGTTGGTCATTAAAATATAATTACCGTTTTGATCCGGCGTTAATACTTTTGGTAGTGTGTTGAAGTAAAACATCAATAACCCTCTGTGATTCTATTTTTGTCGATAATAATTGTTTCTTTAAAACGCAATGACAATTTTATTTGAACTGGACTTCCATCATTGTGTGTTGCCCATGTACCTGAACCACTATAATCAACATTAATATCCTGTAATACACATTCACCAATTCTATTTACCTTTAGATTTTCTGCACCTTTATACAGAAATTTAATTCCAAAGGTGTCTGGTATTTTCATAAACAGGCCCTTATTAAATACACCATTAGTTCTCATTTCTGGTGCGGAGGCATATTTAAATTGCTTAATAATTTCATGTATCATGTCCGATTCTTCTTGTGAATAGGGTGTCAACACGAAATCGAACGAAAACTGTCTAAAATCTATACCCTGAAATAACACTTGAACTTGTGGGTTGAGTGCGAAACCACCAGACTGTAATGCAAAATCACCTAAATCTGTACCAAATACTTTGTCAATTCCTTTTGCAATACCCAGTCGAACAAAAGGATCATTACCGGCTTTATTGACTGCATTTACAACAGAATCCGAATCCTTAAGTGTATTAAATATTGAAACGGCACCTTGTGCTAAAAAATAATTTTTACCAAGAGCATCTGTTAAATTGCTATTGGTGTAATCGGCATTATAATCCACTCTAACATTTTCTGGTACATATAGTGCAATGGAAGATTTAACTCTACGAGCCAACTTTAATCTAGTTAAAGATTCGGTCTCATTTACAATTGTTTGTACATCTGCATTTTCTGCTATCGCACCAACTTCTTTTTTTGCGTCATCAAACTTACCGGTGGCTGAATTAATTATACCTCCAACGACGGCACTGCCTACAGCTACGGCGGCACCTGGTGTGGCTTTCAATATATTCTCTGATGATGTTCCCAACTGAGGTGTTTGATTTGGATCCGGTTCATTAATTGTGAACAGTATCACATGTTGGCGAGTTGGGTTCGAACCAACATCCCGTGGAAATCTGAAATTTGCTGTATTATACTTATTCCCATATAGCAAATTCAGGGGACCATTTACGGCACCTGGAATGGAAATACCTGCAACTGAGGTCGGGATAGATATTGGCATGTGTTTTTGTTATTAGAGAAGGTAATATAACTATTTATATGGCATATTCAGGCAGATTTTCACCTAGAAACCCACAAAAGTATCGTGGAGATTTCACAAATATTGTGTACCGTTCCACTTGGGAATGTAGAGTTATGACTTGGCTCGACAATAATGATTCAATTATTGAATGGGGTTCTGAGGAACTGGTAATACCATATCGTTCTCCGGTAGACAACCGTGTTCACCGTTATTTTCCAGATTTTTACGTGAAAGTTAAGCAAAAAGATGATACAATAAAGGTGATGATCTTGGAGGTAAAACCTGCTCGGCAGACAAGACCACCAGAGAAAAAGAAGAATGTAACCAAGCAATACATACAAGAGGTTGTTACTTGGGGTATCAATGAAGCAAAGTGGAAAGCCGCAACCGAGTTCTGTCTCGACCGTGGCTGGACTTTTAAAATATTAACTGAACATGATTTAGGATTGAAATGATTAGACTCCATGTATTGGCGGTGCCACATACGGCATCGACCAAAGAGTATACGGTTTGTGCGTTTACTCAAAAAGTGATTAACTTTTGTAAGATGTATAAAGAAATGGGAATGCATGTCATTCACTATGGTCACGAAGAATCTGATGTAATTTGTGATGAACATGTTACAGTAACAGATCGTGCTTTACTTGAACGTGTATATGGAATATACGATTGGAAGAACCAAGGGTTGAAATACAACCAGACTGATGAGGTCTTTCAAACATTCAATGCAAACTGTATCAAAGAGATTGAAAGTCGAAAGCAACCGCACGATATCATTCTCTGCTTCTTTGGTCTTGCTCAGAAGCCAGTATGTGACGCACATTCAGACCTACTCTGTGTCGAGCCATCAATCGGTTACCCATCATCATTTGCACCATACAAAGTATATGAATCGTATGCTGTGATGCATGGTCTTCAGGGTCCAGATAAAATCTCGACTGCTGAATATAAGTTCTATGATGCCGTTATTCCATCCGGCTTTGACTTAGATGAGTTTGAATTCAGAGAAGACAAAGAAGATTACTTTATGATGTGTGGTCGTATGGTCTGGTCTAAAGGTATCGACATTGCATCACAGGTTTGTCAGAAACTTGGTGTCAAACTGGTTCTTGCTGGTACAAGTTTTGGTCCAAAAGACTGTAACTTAGGTGATGAGTGGCCTCCACACGTTGAATATGTGGGTTATGCTGATGTAGAAAAACGCAAGAGACTTATGGCTGGTGCTAAAGGACTATTTTGTCCAACAATCTACAATGAGCCGTTTGGTTATGTGGCAATCGAGGCTATGTTATCTGGTACACCAGTCATCACAGTTGATTGGGGTGCATTCACCGAGACTGTTCAGCATGGAGTTACTGGCTTCCGTTGCCGCACGTTTGAACAATTCGTATGGGCGGCTAAGAATATTGATACGATTTCACCACGTGCTTGCCGTGAATGGGCAGAACAAAATTACAATTTCAAAAAGATTGGTGGTATGTACAAAGAATACTTTGAATCAATCATCAATGTATCTAAAGGCACTGGTTGGTACACAGAGAATGATAGTCGCACAGAGTTAGATTGGCTCACAAAAATACATCCAAAGTTAGACTAAATAGAGGATGGCTTCAACACTAACTCAAATCGCCCAACAAAAAACTGCTCTGGAACAAGATTTCTTGTCCAGAAAATCAGTCACATGGTTACAAGATAGAATGAAGAAATTGAAATCTCCGATGACCTTGGCTAAAGAGATTGCAAAAGAGAAATCTAGACAAGGTGGTGTGTTTCAGATGGGTGGTCTCTATCACTTCTTCTATGATCCACTCACTAAAAGGGAACTACCTTATTATGATATCTTTCCTTTGGTGATTCCACTCAAAAAGAAAGATGATGGCTTTCTTGGGTTAAATCTGCATTATTTGCCACCAAAATACAGAGCCGCATTTCTTGATAAGTTAATGGGTCTTGCTGTAATGAATGCAGATAATGAACCAAAACGATTACAAATAACGTATGAAATTTTGGCGGCCACACAGAGATATAAAGAATTTAGACCATGCCTGAAGCACTATTTGAACCCGCAAATTAAGTCTAAGATTCTTACAATCAATCCCGGTGAATGGGAAACAGCATTGTTTTTACCAACTGCGAACTTTATGAAAGCAACAACTTCACAAGTTCACAAAGAATCAATAGAAAAAGCAAACAGTAAGGTATACTAATGGCAGGCTCAATAGCAGAATTTAAATCCAGTTTTTCAAAAGAACTAGCAAGACCAAGCAAGTTTGATGTTAACATTCCGATACCACTTGGTCTGATCCCTTATCGTGGAACATCACGTATGCTTACAATGCGTTGTGAGAACGCAGAATTACCTGGTCGCACGATTGCCACAACATCAATGAAGATTTATGGTGTCGAGGAGAAATTCCCGTACATGTCATCATACAATGACCTGTCACTCACTTTTATCGTGTCTGATGACATGAAAGAAAAGAAATTCTTCGATGCATGGCTCAACTGGATCAATCCAAATTCAAGTTACAATTTGAAATATAAACAAGATTATTCTGTTGGACTTAGAATCAATCAGTATGATGTTCAAAATAAAGTTTCATATTCTGTTGATTTGGCTGATGCATTCCCGATTGCTGTGAATGGAATGGATTTAAATTGGTCAGCCGATGGCTACCACAAACTTACTGTCACTTTTGCGTACACAAGCTGGCGTGACAACTCGTTACAAACTCTTGCAATGGATTTTCTGGAGAATACGATTGCAGACTCGATATTCAGATCGAGTCCACTGGCACCCACTGCTGCCGAATTGGGAATTCAAGAAATTGGCTTTTAAAATGGAGAAATAAATTATGGCTTTACCAAAAATCGATACACCGATTTATGAATTGGATTTACCGTTATCAAAGAAGCATGTTCGCTTTAGACCTTTCCTAGTGAAAGAACAAAAGAACTTGCTAATGGCAATGGAATCAGGTGATTCTAAATCAATTGAACAAAACGTCAAACAAGTTTTAAATAACTGTACAGTAACAGAGAACATTGACATTGAGAAACTTCCAGTTCTTGATGTTGAATTTTATTTCCTAAACCTACGTGCTAGGTCTGTTGGTGAGATTGTTGAGAACAAATACCGTTGTGACAATCAAGTTGATGGTTCTGTATGTGGCAATATCATGGAAACATCACTCAATCTACTTGATATCAAAATTGAAGGTGTCAAAGAGAACAATGATGTTATTCAACTCACTGATACAATCTCAATCAAATTGAAGTATCCGGAGTTCTCTGTGATTAACAAGTTATCGAATCTCACTAACGTTTCAGACATTGCGTTTGAAATGATTGCAGAATCTGTTGAATACATCTTTGACGGTGAACAGTTCTATTATGCAAAAGAAACAACAACAGAAGAATTAGTAGAATTTATTGAAAATCTTAATCAACAGCAATTTGCTAAGATTGAAGACTTCTTTGCGAATCTTCCTAAACTTGAAAAGAAAATTGAAATGAAGTGTTCACGCTGTGGTTTCGAACACAGACTTGATGTTGAAGGGCTCGAAAGTTTTTTCGGCTAATATTTGGGCATGATAATCTGAGAAATTACTATAAAACTAATTTCTCTTTGATACAACATCATAAGTATTCCCTAACGGAACTTGAGAATATGATACCGTGGGAAAGAGACATATATGTCTCAATGTTGATACAATATATTGAGGAAGAGAATCAGAAACTAAAACAGAAACAGAACGAGAGAAAAATTAGATGAATTACTACGAGGCAGCCAAAATAAGAAAAAAAGGCTTCGCAGATTTAATGACAGACAAACTGACTTCTGGTCAGGGTGTCTTTTCTTCCG